TTGGTTGGTTGAAATGGGAAATTATAATTGGAATGTAAATATTTATTAGTATGAGATGGGTAGAATATTTTCAAAATTTAGCACACCAAGTTAAACTCAAATCCAAAGATGAGAATACTCAAATTGGTGCCATAATTGTTGGTAAAGATAAAGAAATAGTATCTACCGGCTACAACTCATTTCCACGAGGTCTAAATGACAATATAAAAGAAAGACAACAAAGACCAGAAAAGTATTATTGGTTTGAACATGCAGAACGAAATGCAATTTACAATGCAGCAAGAATAGGTGTATCAACCAAAGGTTGTACTATGTATTTATCATGTGGTATTCCTTGTGCAGATTGTGCCAGAGGAATTATCAATGCTGGAATCGTAAGAATCTTTTGTGAAAGAATTGATTCTACTAAAGGCCCACATTGGAATGAATCCCAAGAAAGAAGCTGGGAAATGTTCGAAGAGGCAGGAGTTAAGGTTCAGTTTTATGATACCGGGCACAGTGGAATCTAATCTTTCTTAAATCCCGATATTTATATAGAAAGGAATTATAATGGCCCGTACAGCTAAAATAAACACAAACCCAAACCCAAGACAAAAAAGAAGGGGTGTAACCACAATCGGTCTTACAACTGGTGGTGAATACACTCTTAAAGGTGAGGATTTCGTTGGTGTATATCATATTATGTCCGATGGAACTGTTATGGTCGGTGATAAACATCGTAATAGACCAAGAAGAAAAATAAGAAAAAGATTTAGGGTTAAATCAAACAAAGATATAATACTACAACCTGTACCAAAGGTCATTGAAGAAACTGAAGATGTAAAAGTAACATCAACTGAATCAGAAAAACCAACCGAAACACAAAAAAGAGTTGAGATAGTTGAGGGTGATGTAACCACATTTAAGGTTGGTAATATAGAAAAGGATGGCGGTTCGATAACTATATTTGGTGATTATGAACAAAACCAAGTAGATATACCAACCTATGATTTATCTACATTAAATGTAATAGATGACCCTGATGTTACCTTTGATTTTGTATTGTCAATCAAAGATGGTGAAGAATCAGAACCTAAACTTTATGTAACATCTAAATTCTACAATGCACTTGTTAGAAACTATAACAACAATCAACCGTTTCAAACAAACGATATTATTCAAGCAAAAAATATTGTTGTTGTTGATATTAAACCCCTAAAAGAAAAAGTTGAAGATTTAAGAAATCAAGAATTAGAATTAGATATTAATTTAACAACAACCGATGAGAAAAAATATGTTGAAGTTTTTAGAAATCTATTTGTAAATTCAAATTATGAAAAGGATAATGTTAAGGGACTTAATGCAAATCCAACATACACAATACTCGAATTATTAAGATATATATCTTGGGTTGTTTCCAAGCCTGCACAATCATACGATGAAAGATTAATACCTGCAGAATTACTTGGAGAATATGGTTCAATTCAAGACACAACACCATCCGAAAATGAACCATCTAAAAAGATTGAAGATGAAAAAGATAATGATGGAAATTCTACTGACCCATCACCAAACTTATACCCACCAATTGGTAGAAAGGGTGTAGAAGATGAAGAAGAAGTTTTCTATAATGGGAAAACTTGGACTTGGTTTGAAGATACCCAAACTTGGAATAGAACAAATTCCGATGGTGACCCAAAGGGTGGTGGATTAAAAGACATCATTGATAGAGATTAAAACCCATCCTCTCTTATATTTATAATTGTAACACTTAAACATTTCAGGTTATATGAAGAAGAGACCTTTAGCAAATGTTGAATGGAGAAAATATTTCTCTCTTAATAATACCACTTTGAATGAGTATTTATATGACTATGGAGATGATTTTCTTAACCAATCCCTTTCTCTAATAATTCAAGCCCACAAACAAAATCTACCATCAGTTGTATTGATTGAATTTACAATCGATGGTGTTGTTGCTGTGGCTGAAAAGAAAGATTACTTATTGGTTTTACAAAGACTATTAAATTTATGTGAACGAATGGAAAAGTATGAGATTTGTGCTGAGATTGTAAATTATCAAAAATCAATACCACCAAAGATTAAAACTCCGACTAAAAAATCGCATAAGGTAACAACACTTAATTAAATAATATGGCAGAGAACATTAGTAAAGTTCCACCAAAAGGTAAAATCAAATTTGATATAACCTTGTCTGAAGAACAAAAGTTAGCAAAAACAGCAATCCTTTATCACCCTTACAATTTTATAACAGGAAAAGCAGGTTCCGGAAAAACTCTATTAGCAGTACAAATCGCATTAGATATGTTTTTTACGAGGCAGGTAAATAAGATTATCATAACAAGACCAACGGTATCAAATGAGGATAATGGTTATCTGCCAGGTTCACTAAATGAAAAGATGGAACCTTGGTTAGTTCCGATTCGTTCTAATATGAGAAAGGTTTATAACAAACCTATGATTTTAGAAAAGATGGAAAAGAACGAAGATATTGAATTAGTTTCTCTTGCTCACTTTAGAGGAAGAACATTCGACCATTCAATTGTTATTGTAGATGAATTTCAAAACTTAACTAAGCCACAATTAGGAATGGTGTTAGGTAGATTAGGAAAACATTCAACAATGATTTTAACTGGAGACCCACAGCAAATTGATTTGAAGTTTGCAAACGATTCAGCAATACATGAAGTTCCTAAAGTAAAGGATTCACAATATGTTTATTCAAATCAACTAAGAGATAATCATAGACATGAGGCATTAGATGAACTATTGAATTTACTTAATTCATATTCATAAAATAAACTAAAAATAAATTAAAAAAAGTTGGGATTTTATTTGGAAGTCTCAACTTTTTTTTGTATATTAGACTTGTAATTGAGATTAAAACCTAAAAGTATGAAAAGTAAATTTGATTTGTGGTTAGAAAAAGTTAATGAGATTCGTAAAGAAGAATGGGATAACAAGTTTTCTTACAAACCCTACGAACCACTCACCGTTTCAAAAGGTAAAAAATACATTAAACTTATAGATGGTAATTCTGTTTGGGGATTCGTTTCTATGTGGGAAGGAGTCAACAAAGGTTCCTTAGTTTGTAAAGGTGATTTATTAATGCCTGCAGGTTGGAGTTCACCTGCCAAACATTCACGAGGTAACATCTTTGATGGTACTGATAGTTGGAGTTACTTTGGACCAAATTACTTATAAACCCTAAAACATAAAAGATATGACAATTAAACAATTTTACTTAAATGAATATCCAACTGATGAGTTGGGAATTGAATTAAATGATAACATTACCTTTGCTGGTTTAGTTACTGAATTATTCGGTGGACACGATGTTTATGAATACATCGGTGTTCATGATAGTTTGGTAAGAGAAAGATTGTTCTCAGAATTGGCAAAACAACTAAATACAAGTTATGATTATGTTTATAATTTGTGGTTAAATTAATTGACAAAAAATTTGGAAATGTCAATTAAATTTTGTATATTAGTACTCTAATAAGTGATATGACAAAAAAGAAAATAATTTACATTGACATGGATGGTGTGTTAGTTGACTTCGGTAAGGCAATCGACACTTGGTTTGAAAATCACCCTCATCTAAAAGAAAGATACAAAACATTCCCAGACCACATACAAGGTCTATTCAGAATTGCTCCACCTATCGAAGGTGCTATTGAGGCAGTTAAGAAACTACATGAAAGTGGTAAGTATGAATTATTCATTGCCACTTCTGCTCCTTGGGGTAACCCACAATCAAATACTGATAAAAGACTTTGGATTGAAGATTACTTCGGTAATATCTTTCACAAAAAAATGTTCATTACACATAGAAAAGATTTGTTATTAGGTGATTACCTTATTGATGATAGATTAAAAAATGGTGCCGGTGAGTTTAGTGGTGAACTATTGAGATTCGGTTACGATTGGGAAAACGATAACAAACCAAACGAATATCCAACTTGGGATTCTATTTTAGATTACTTATTATGAAACAATTTGATAGTATAAATTTCTTATTAAAATTTGCATTAGTTCTTTATTCATTAATGTTATTGGGAACATTAACATCTTGTACGGAAGACCCAATATCAGACATACCTGATAATTACACAATGGAATTGGATGGTAGATTAGATACAACTAATGAAGGATTATATAAATTAGAACTAAACTCTACACAAAATTCAATCCAAACAATTCATAGAATTACAGGTAAACTTTTGAATAATGGAGAAGAACCACTTTATCCACAATTAGTAAATTGGGAATCTTCACATCAATGGATTTTGAACGATACTGCATATGTATTCATTCGTAGAACAATCAATATATTAGGTCAATGGGTTGATGTAGATACAACTTATGTAACGGGTTTTGCTGGAAGTATTGTACCAACTATTAATGAGTTTTCATATAGTGGAACCGATGGAGAAATAAATACAGTTATTGCACCAATTGATGAAATGGTTGGTGATACACTTATTGTAAAAGCAACATTTGAAGATTTAGAAGAAACAATCAGATTTGTATTGGAATGAGAAAAGTAAGATTACAGGCAACACCACTAACTGATGAAACCTTCAAAAGACAAGGTTGGTCAAAGCATATCACACACGACTATAATGGAACTGGTGACTTTATCGAAAATAGAGAAGATATTGAAGAGGGTGATGAATTAGATAAGCCTTACTTTTGGACACTTCCTATTCCTAAAGGAAGAAATGATAAATACGCACCACGATTTGTAACTAATTCATCTGATGATGATACTGAGTTGATAAACATGGGGTTAAAACCAGGTCAATATTTTCTTGAGATTTTAGATTTCGATGGACTTGGATTTTGTACAACCGAAGAAGAATTAGAAATATTATATAGGTCTTTGACTGGCAAATATATAGAAGAATAACATTTTGTCAGTACAAACTGACAACTTGTCATATAAAACAAATTGGTACGGCATTGGTAATATAAAGATTGTATGTTTAACTTAAAAATGAAAAATATGATTTATACAATTGACACTTTATTTGATGAAGTATTTGATTCAACATTCAAACCACTTCATGTAAAACACCAACAAGGTAATTATTCTATTACAACAACCGAAGATGGAAAACAACAAATCCTCATCAATGTTGTAGGACATAATCCTAAAGATGTAGATGTAGATGTTACTGAAGATTTAATTACAATCAAAGCAGAAACTCAAAATGTAAATGCAGTAGTTGGTAATGTAAATCTTAGATTCAAAGTAGGAAAAGACTATGATGGAACAACTACAAGTGCATCAATTGAGAATGGTTTATTAACTATTCTTTTAGATAAAAAAGAAGAAAGAAAATCTAAAAAAGTAAAGATTAAATTTTAATCTTATTAAAGTTAGTTTAGTTTAGGGGAGGTTGAAAAATCTCCCTTTTTTCTTTTTTCTATATTTATATATATTAACAAACAATATGTTATTATGAAACCAGAACATAAAGAAAAGGCATTAACTCATATAGATGCAATTGGAAATCACAATAAAGTGATTAATGGTATGTTAGATGGTAGTAGACCATCAAACCAACAAGAGGCTTTAAGGTTAACGAATCAAATAGAAAGGTTACTCGAACTAACGAGAACTCTTGTAGAGTTATCATAGAAAGGAGTACATAATGAAATTCAGAACTTTGTTATTGGGTTTGTCTGCATTGTTTGTAGCATTTAATGCAGCATTCTTTTCAGTAAGTGGTTTATCTAAATTATTTGCTGGAGCATCACTATCGGTAATTTTAATGGCAAGTTCTTTAGAGGCAGCCAAATTAATAACCGCAGGTTACCTATACAACTATTGGGAAAAAATAAATAAAGTATTTAGAATTTATTTATCAATTGGTGTAGTGATATTGATTCTGATTACTTCATTAGGTATCTATGGATTCCTAACAGCAGCATTCCAAGATACATTCAACATCTATTCTATAACTGAAAAACAAAGAACCTTTTTACAACAAAAAGAAAAGTTTTGGGCAGATGATGTTGCAAGATATGATGTTGAGTTATCAAGAATATCCGATAATATTGCAACTCTTTCAAATGCTAAAGCAAGTTCAATTCAAGTTAGAGATACAACTTCAACAACTGGATTTAGACAAACAATCTCAACAACCGAACTTAGATTATCACAACAAAGGATAGCAGTTGAGGAAGAGAATAGAAAAGAAGTTCAAGCAAAAAGAGAAGTAGCAGCAGATTCACTACAATCTATTCAGTTAAAGATTTTAGATTTAGATACTGATACTGAAGTATCATCAGAGTTAGGACCTCTACAATATCTTAGTGGATTATTAGATAAACCGATGGACCAAATTATCAATTGGTTTATTTTAATTATTATATTTGTATTCGACCCACTAGCAGTTGCATTGGTTGTAGCATTTAACAATGCTTTGAAAATCGATAAAGGTGAATCCGATAAAAAGAAGGTAGTTGAGAAACGAGAACTCTATGGTGAAACCGACCAAGATAACGACCAAGATAACGACCAAGATGATGGTTTTTGGACTGAAGAAGAAATGGCAGATTTTCGAAATCAATTTGATTCAGAAAATGAGTTAGGTTCATCCTTTGAAGATGAATTAGCAAACGAAGAATTTAGTATTGAAGATTTATCACCAACAGATATTTCAAAAATTGTAGAAGAATCTGAAAAAGAATCAGAACCCAACGAAGAACTCAAACAAGCAGCAGAAGATTATAAAAAAAAAGTTGACACTTCGGAAACAATAGATGATGAACTTTCTAACTTAAAAAAAGATACAAAAAGGAGGGCAATTGATTTAGATGGGGATGGAACTATTGATGGGTATGACAATACTGGTGATGGGTTGATAGATGAGTTTAGACCACAATCATCTAAACGTGCACTTTATGCAAAGACTCAGAAACCATATTATGCAAAACCAAACTTTAATTGGGGGGATAGAAGTAAATGGATAAACAACCAAAATGCAGTAAACTATTGGTTGACATATATTAAAAATGGAAAGGATACTTCGTACCCAACAGACTTTGAAACTAAAACTTATTAAAAATAATTTGGTTTTTTGAAAATAATTTCGTATATTTGTTAAAACAAAAACAAAATATACAAAGATGAATTTAGGTTACGCTTGTATTAACATGACACTTGGTAAACAAAAACCCAAAGTTACAACCAATCGGTCAATGATTAAACGAACCTTTGAAGAAAGGGGAATCGATTACGCATCAGAACTTGCATTAGAAAATGTAAGAGACTTGTTTCAAATTCTAAAATGGAATAATGAAAATGGAATTAAATTATTCAGACTATCATCTGAAATGTTTCCTTGGGCATCTGAGTATAATTTAGAAGAACTGCCACATTACTTGAGAATCAAAACACTACTACAAGGATGTGGACATTATGCAAAAACAAATGGAATTAGAATTACTTCTCATCCTGGTCCTTTTAATGTACTTACTTCACCTCGTGAAAAAGTAGTAAAGAATACTATTACTGATTTGGAAATCCATGGTAAGATTTTTGATTTATTAGGATTGGAAAAATCTCACTATAATAAAATAAATATTCATTGTAATGGTGTTTATGGAGATAAGAAATCTGCTATGGATAGATTTTGTGATAACTTCCAAAGACTATCTGATTCGGTAAAAAGTAGATTGACAGTTGAGAATGATGATAAGGCATCAATGTATTCAGTAAAAGACTTAATGTACTTACACGAAAAAATTGGTATCCCAATCGTATTTGATTATCACCACCACAAATTTTGTACAGGTGATTTGAGTGAAGAAGAGGCTCTAAAACTGGCAATCTCAACATGGCCTAAAAATATTAAACCTATTGTTCATTACTCAGAAAGTAAAGCATTACATGAAGAGAATGAAAAATTAAAACCACAGGCACATTCAGATTATATCAATGAGTTACCTGACTTATATGGTACTGATGTTGATGTAATGGTAGAAGCAAAAGCAAAAGAACTTTCTATCATGCCTTTCATTGGAAAAGAAAGTATATGTGCTTATAGTGGATTGTTAAACACACAAAGTTACGCAGAATGATTATAGATGTAGATATTAAAGCTCCTAAGAGAGTAGAAAAGAATTGGGGATATGAACTATGGATTCACAACGATGAAGAGTATTGTGGTAAATTATTAGTATTCACAAAAGAAAGAAATAGGTTCTCAATGCATTACCACTTAAAGAAAAAAGAAAGTTGGTATGTGCAAGAAGGAAGATTTCAATTTAATTGGTTGAATGTAGAAGATGGAAAATTGGAAGGTAAAACATTAGAGAAGGGTGATAGTGTTTTAATTGAAAGAGGATTGCCTCATCAGTTAATTGCATTAGAAGATAACTCAATTGTATTTGAAGTTTCGACCCAACACTTTGATGAAGATAGTTATAGAGTTTACAGACAAACCCCAGAGGATTTATTATGAGTTATGTAAAAATTCATGTACCAGAAATATATCAGTTAAAAGAACAATTTGATTCTGATAAAGATAAGTGGATTCAATATTATTCAAAGTATGGAGCATTTGTTGGAAGTTCAGATTCAGTAGATTACCTAACTAATGAAATAGAAAAATATTATGATAATAAAAAGAGTTGAAAAAACTACCGTTACAAACGAAGAGTTAAACCAATATAACGAAAGTATATCTAAATTAGAAGGGATAGCATTTACAGGTTTAGATGTTGGAATGGATAAAAGAATCATCACACTTCGGTTTGGTGGAGAGTATGAAGAATTAACAATGGTAAATCCTGTTGTGACAGAAAAGTCAAAAGATATGGTGGTTTATTTCGAAAAAGATTCTGCTAAACAAAAAACAAGAAAAACTGTAAGACATAAATGGTTTAAGGTCAATACAGACAATCTTGGAGTTGTTGAGTTTTCTTCAGAAAAAGACACTTGGAAAAGTGAACAAGAATTTATGAATGATGTTGGATTGTTTGAGTGTGTTCTTGCTCAAAGACTAATTGATTCACTTGATGGTATTGATGTAAACTCACCATTACGAAGATATACACAAGAAAGAAAGGTTGAAAAGAAACCAGGTAGAAACGAAAGAGTAATGTTACAGTCACCTGAAGGAGACATGGAATTTGTTAAATACAAAAAAGCACAACCTCTTTTAGATAAAGGATATAAATTAGTATAATTATGGGAATGTTTAGTTACGAATCAGAAGATTCCCTAAATAGGGAAGCAAAGAACATTACATTCGATGTTCCTGATGATATGAATATTTATGAGTATAAGATTATGTGTGTTCGAATGGCACATGCAATGGGTTACCATCATAATTCTGTCAAGAAAGCATTTGGCAGTTTAGATTACGAAACCGAATCAGATAGAGACTTCAAAGAATTTATGCAAGCCGTAAATCAATTGACAGGTTCTCTTACACCATAAATAATGAGTAGATTATACATATTAGAACAAAAGATAGCAACCTTAGAAATTATTATTGAATCTTTAGTAGAAGAATTAGTTGATAGCAAAATCGTTGATAGAGATGGGTTGGATAAAAAAATTTTAGATAGAATAAAAGAGTTAGGAAACCAAGTTAGAGAACAAGAAATAGAAGTTGAACTTCTAAATTTTCCTTATTGGGGAGAAAAAGGTGAGGCATAATTTGGAATTTTAATTTTTTTTTCGTATATTAGTAGAATATTTTAACTATATGGAAACACTTTATATATTATACATTATCATAGGAGTTTTAACACTTTCAAATATTTTTTTCATTTATAGAGGAACTCAACTGATTAGACAGATTGAAAGTATTGCAAATGATATGGATGTTCAAAATGAAATTACCATAAATACATTAGAAAAAATGTTAGAAGAAATGAGGCAGATAGATATTAGAGGTTCATTTGAATCTGATGATGAAGTGGGTGTTGTTTTTACAGAGTTAAAAGATATTGTTGAGAAGTATAAAAACAATCTATAATTATGCCAAGACCAAGAAGAAAAAAATCCAAAATATACTTTGGTACACCTGCCCAAGAGGCAATAATTGAATACAATAATTGTAAAGACCCACGAAAAAAATCAAAGATATATGAAGAAAGAATTCAATATCCTTTTGAAAAGTTAGCAGAAAATGTATTAAACACATTTAAGTTTTCTTATTTTGATGTTCCAAAGGATGATGTGAAAAAGGAAGTAGTATCAATGATGATACAAAAAATTCATATGTATCAACCAGATAAAGGTAGGGCCTTTTCTTATTTTTCAATCATAGCAAAAAACCATTTAATATTAAAAAATAATGGTAATTACAAAAGATATAAGAAAACGGATTTATTATCTCAAATGCCAGAAACATGGAATCCTCAAAATGATTTTTACGAAAGTCAACAAGGTGATGAATTTTCTGAGTTCAAAGATTTGATGTTAGAGTATTGGGACAAAAATCTAACAAAGGTGTTTACAAAGAAAAGAGATATTCAAATTGCAGATGCTATCTTAGAATTATTTAGAAGAAGTCAATACATTGAAAACTTCAACAAAAAACATCTTTATCTTTTAATCAGAGAAATGACTGATTGTAAAACTCATTATATTACTAAAGTTGTAAATGTAATGAAAGAACACCAAAAGAAAATGCTAAATGATTATTTAGATTATGGTGAAATCAGAGATGATTCCGATGAGGATGAGTTCTTTTCTTACTAAACTTATATTTATTCTTAAATAAGTTATATTACCTACCTATTAAAAAACTACAAAATGGAATTGGAAGATATTTTCAATACCGAAGAGTTCAAGTCTTTACCACTTCACAAAAGACTATGGATTAGAATTAAGGTTGCATTTTTTGGATTTTTAGAATTAATGTAATGAAAAATTGGACTTCGGTACGAGCAGTTTACCTACTCATGTCTCTCGTACTTTTATCTGCCACACTTCTACAAAATTGGTGGATAGTTTTATTTGTTGTAACAATGTTGCAGATTGGAGTATGGACTAAATTTTGTCCATCTAAATTTTTATTTGAAAAGTTAGGATTAAGAAAATCTGAACTATAAAATAAAATGAATAAGTTTGCAAAAATATGTTTGGGCATAGCTGGTGTTATCATGCTCACTTTCTTTATTGTACAAACTTGTATAGTAATGAGATGGTGTGAACCTACCTACTTCCTTGCTGAGTTTGGTTATGGTTGTGTTATTGCTTTCATGCCACCTTTCTTTTATGTGGTATATGATTTTATTCGTACCACTAAATTAAAAGAAGCAAATATTGATTTACAATTAGCGGCAATTGATAAATCTAATTTGGTGGTAATGATGGATATGGATGGATACATCTTAGAAGCAAACTCCAAGTTTTGTAACACAATGAAGTGTAGTGAAAAAGAACTAAAACACAAACAACATAGAAGAATGGTTACAAAGGATTATGCAGATAGTTTAGAATACCACGAATTTTGGCAAAAATTAAAAAGAGGCGAAACCATTAGTGGTGAGTTTGAAAGAGTTGCAAAAGATGGTAGTTCGGTTTGGTTATTTGGTAACTACACACCTATTCAGAATTCAAATGGAACTTATGATAAAGTTCTAAAGATTGCAGCAGATATCACAATCCAACACGAATCGGAAGTTATGGTAAACCAAAAGAACTCTTATTTGGAACACGCTGCAAAGATTCTACGACACGATATGCATAGTGGTATCAACACTTATATGCCAAGAGGATTAACATCTCTTAGAAGAAGATTAACTGATGATAAAGTAAAGGAACTAAAAATTGATGCACCTTTACGAATGTTGGAAGAAGGATTGAAACATACTCAAAAGGTTTACGCTGGAGTTAAAGAATTTACAAATTTGGTAAAAGAGGATGCTCACTTAGATATGGCAGAAGTTAATTTAGGTGAAGTACTTAGAAACTACCTATCTTCTACATCATATGTAAAGCAAGTTAAAATCGAACGGTTACCTACAATGGAAGTGAACGAACCACTCTTTTGTACCGCAATTGATAACTTAATCAGAAACGGATTAAAGTATAACGATAGTAGTACAAAGATGGTTACCATTTATATGGAAAACGATTCTACACTTTGTGTGGAGGATAATGGTAGAGGTATTACTCAAGAAGAATTCTTAGAGTTATCTAAACCATATACGAGAAAAGAAGGACAAAAGGAAGGAGGCTCAGGATTGGGATTAAATATTTGTATCGCAATTTTGAAAGAACATGGTTTCAAAATAACTGCAGAAAAATTAGATTCTGGTACAAAATTAAAAATCAAAATAAAATGAACGAAATGATTAACTCAATCTTATTGGTGGATGATGAAGATTTATTCCACTTAGTATTTGAAGATGCTTGTAGTATCTTAGATATCACACTTTCTTTAGAGGCATTAAACTCCTCTGATGAGGCTGATGCAAAATTTAAGGAATGGTTTCCTGATGACCCAAACGGTGAAAGACCTGAATGTGTATTTGTTGACTTGAATATTATCGGTTCTTCATTTGATGGAATCGAGTTGGTTAGAAAAATCAACTTTGATTATGGCAATGGTTGTGTGATTGGTATTATCTCATCTTCAGATGATAATCAAGAAATTGAAAAAGCAAAAGCAGCAGGTGCACAATTTTGGATTATCAAATCAGATGATATCGAACCTCGATTAGAAGAATTTAGAAGTGATTATAAAGGATATTTGAATAGAACAAACCCTTTCAAAGTTTATAAATGATACCAATAACAAAACATACAAGAGATGTATTGTTAGAAGTTGCCAAAAAGAAAAAGATTTATGTTGAGGGTAACTTTCTAAAAATTCTACAAGCACCAAAAGATGATGTGGAGTTTGAAGAGTACCTTAAAGTATGTAAAGAAAAAGATTCTACGGCAAGAAGAAAACGATTACAAGTTACCAAACAAGTTCAGAAACAAAACAAAGAGTTAGTTGCTAAACAAGAAGAAAATGATGCTTTGATGGAAGAACTCAAAGTAGCATTAGAAGAAGCAAACCAACTTAAAGAAGAAGCAGAAGAAGGTAAAGATAAAGCATTAGAAGATTTGGAACTAATGCAAAAGAAAACTCAATTTGAATTAATCAGTACCATTGTAAGAGTTGCACTTTATGTGATTATAGGAGTTGGTGTTCTTACAACTGCTATGTATGGATTAGCATTGGTTTCTGGTACTGATACACAAATCATTGGTTCTACTTGGAGTAATATGTTTGGTATTCTCTTAACTAACGCATTCTCAATCGTAGGTACGATTATGGGTGTGAAGTATGCAACTGAAAAAGAGTAGTTATGGCACCACAGATAGAAGAAAAGGTTGGTATCTACACTTACTATGATATTCTATCTTTACCATTTGATAGGGATATCAACTATCCAAGTCAAATACATTCTAAAGTAGATTTCAAAACTCTAAGAGAAGAAACACAAGAAGCATTACTCAACCTACCCATCATTCAGTTTACTGGTGATTTCAAAGCTGGCGGATTAGATAACAAACAAAGATTGTATCTAATGAGTAAGATGAATCAAATCTACTTTGTTGATACTCTTAAAACAAATTATGCTAAATGTGTAACTCAACTTCTTAATGTTCCCGATTTGAGTGATAAAGAAGTTATTGAGAGAACCGATGAACATAAAAGTATTCAACGAATCTTAAAAAGTGAAAGTTATCGAGTAACCTATAATGAGATAGATTATGTGATAGAAATCACCGATGAAGATAGTGGAACATTTACCAGCATTAAGTATGGAGATAACTTCGTAATGGATTATATGTTGGAGAAGGATATACTTGAATATTTTTATAAGAATAAGTAATTGTTTTTGTTTGATTTAGTATAATATACTTATTGGTATATAATAATAAATTATGGCAAAAGCAAAAGGAGGTTTTGGTATTTCGTTATATCGTTCTCAAAGTAAGAAGAGACCTGGTGTTCACGCTAAGAGCAAAACTTCAAAATCTAAAAATAGTAGAAATTACAAAAAGGCATATAGAGGGCAGGGTAGATAATCCTACACTTTTTTGTTTATTGATATTTATATATTGAACAAATATTGATAAACTAATTATGGCAACAGATTTCGAATTATTCCCAGGCAAAAACCTTAGTGGGTTGTTTGAGGATATTTACAACAATCAAATCAATAAAAAGAAGCACATTTCAGAAGTTATCTATGAAATGAGAAAAATGATTGGCCACAAAGGCGATATGGGAATTATAGGCCCAATCATTAAAGACTTAATTGACACTTCAGTTCGTAACGATGACCAATTAGTTAAATTGGCAACTATTGCACAACGAATTATTGCATCCAATCAAAAATCAGAAGGAGATACCGGATACCTTACTGATGCAGAAAGAGAACAACTACTTGCTGAAATTGAACAAGTTCAAGATGAGGTGAGTAGAGTAGATGATATTGAAAGTGATGTTGAGGAACTAAAGCAAAAAATAAAAAACTAAATGGCAGCAGGATTAGAAAGTGGTAGAGTAACCATATCAAATTCAACAACCAGTAACATTATTAAACCCCCTGCTTCTAATCAAGGAGTTGTTTATCGTGTTATATTGGATGAGAATGATGAAGTACTTAGAGCAAAAAATGTTCAAGGTACTTTTTCAATAGGTGCAATCCAATTTAGATTGATGTCAGATAAGACAACTGCAAATAGTGAACTTCCACTTGCATTTCCTGTAAATAAAAATATAAACACAATACCAACAAGAAATGAACAAGTGTTTATTCATGAAAATGGTGGAGACTATTATTACACAAGACTTGCAGAAGAAGTAACACCACAGGCAAATGCAATACCAACATTAATTAGTACAAAATTCCCATCAGGAGAAAGACAAACAACGGGTAATTCTAAGCAATATAGTAATGTACAAAAAACAAACATACCAAGGTCAAGTGGTACTAATTCCGAAAGTGATTATGATGGGTATGGTGATTATTTTGAATTACTTGAAAAAGGAACTCGGATACACAAACTTAAATTATACGAAGGTGATACTTTATTAGAAAGCAGATTTGGTCAATCAATTAGATTTAGTGGTTACAATAACTCAGAAAGAGTATTTTCACCAACAATTACAATAAGAAACGGTGAAAATCCTGAATCCCTAACAAAACCTATTTCTAATTCAACTGAAGAAGATATAAATACAGATGGAAGTATTATTGTATTGGGTAGTGGTGAAAAGAAATTAAATTTCACATTACCAACTACCATTGAATATGAATCGTTCTATGATTATCCATCTGAACTAAAGGGAAATCAAATACTATTAAATTCAGACAGAATAATCCTTTCAGCAAAGACAGAAGATATGATAATTGTTGGTAAGAAAAATATAGGTATGATAACCGATGGTAAACTTTCATTAGATGCAAGAGGTGGCATTAATATCACAAGTGAAGATAATTTATTTATTGATACAAAAAATAAAACACTTAGTATTAATATTGGAAATGGTAAAATTAATTTAGGAACCGATGGTGAGTTAGATTATGCACTAAAAGGAAATGTTCTATTAGATATTTTACGAGAGTTTATGGAAATAGTAGGACAACAGATATTTGTAACACCCGCAGGTGCAACTTCACCTGGACCAACAAACAATGCAAGATTAAATACTTTGATTGGTAAATTAAATGACTCACTAAGTAAAAATATACAACTAAAATAATGGCAGATATAAAAAACATAAAGAGTTTAGCTAGTGGTGTAAAGGATTCATTGGGTTCTACAAAAAATATAGCAGGTGGTGCAATTGATTCTGCAAAAAATGTAGTTGGAGATATTTCATCAATAACAGGAAAGGTTGGTGATTTGGCAAATTCAATACCAACCGAGTTACCTGAGTTACCTGAGTTACCAAAAATAGAAAAACCCACATTACCAAAGTTACCTAAAATACCTCTACCAAGTTTTCGTAAAAGAAAAAAACAAGAAGTGGAACAGCCACCAGAAAATCCAAAGGAGAAAAAGGGATTACCAAAATTACCTACACCTCCAAATTTACCTCCGATACCAGAGGTTCCAAGTATACCTAATATACCGGATTTGCCGCCATTGCCAGAGGTTAGTATACCAAATATTCCTAACCCAAATGATTTTGTTCCAGACATTCCTAATCCAACCGATTTAATTAATTAAAATGTCTTGGGGATTATTCAAACGAAACATATTAAGACAAACAAATCCAGTTAGAAACCCATCATTGGATATAAATCAGGTTGCAACTATTTGGGCAACTGAATACGATGCCGCTGTAAAAAGAGGAAAAGACTTTATTAACTTTGAATCAATCCAAACTGGTAATGTGGAGATAATGAAAACTCTTTTTAGAGCCGCACTACTCAAGGGGTTAACAACACCACCTGGTGTTCCATTTTCTTTGGTAAATGAATTTGGTAATGGAGTAAAGGCATATTGGGCAGGTGCACAAATGAATCCATTTCCAGTACCATTAATACCAGCACCAGGCTCAATACAAAATGTACAAGTCAACTCTAATATAGTTACCAATATTGGGGTTTGGCCAATCTATCCACCAATTAAACCTGCATCAAAACAAATTGTCATGGTTAATATGTTTGTACTTGCTGCAATTGTACATTTATTTTCAATAGGTGGATTTATACAAACAACATCATTATATCCTGGTGCACCAACACCTGTTCCTGCACCTGGTGTAATACCTTGGACTGGTTATCTAATTCCACCCGCAATACCTATACCGAATATCAACTTCCCATCTGAAGATGGAAGTGAACCTCCTATTATAGAGCAGCCAGATAACCAAGAAGTAACATCGCCTTCTATAACGGAACAAATTGATAATAATCTAACCGATGAATTGGATGTTCTCAATGGTAACACCTCGCTACAAAATGTAATAAATACAACTTTACCTGATGATGCATCAGAGGCATTTAATGTAGATGAATATATAAATGACTTTAGAAGACAATTGATAGCACAAGAAGTGCACTGTGATTAAAATTAAAAAAACCTAAATTAAATATTTATAGAGAAAGGAAAACATTTTAACAATGGATACGGACAAATTAATAAAAGCAATACAAATTTTAGTAAACGAGGAAGTAAAACAAGTTCTTCCAAAGTTAGTAAAAGAAGGTGTTAAAAAAGAAATGGCAAAATTGTTGAAAGAAAATAAACAATTAAAATCGGCATTAACAAAAAAACAAACACCTAAACAATCAACTTTTATGGATGAGAATGTGGTTGAACAACAAGTTCAACAAAAACCTCTAAGTAAAAATCCTATACTAAATGAGGTGTTACAACAAACACAACCATTTAGTTCACAACAAAGACAATCAACTGGTGCAGATTATCAAACGATGAACTTCACTACAAATGATACACATACATTAGGTGCATCAAATATAACACAAGGAATGGGTTATAGACAATCAGTTCAAACTGGAAACGCTGGAATGGATAAATTGTTAAATAAAGATTATAGACAATTAATGAAGGCGGTAGATAAAAAGAAAGGTCCTTGGAGACCAGGTATGTAATAAATTATGGCAATAGAGTTAGGTTCAAAAATAGTAAAAGATACTAAAGAATATAGCAATTATGCAATTGGTATTTCATTACCATTACAGATTGGTAATACTGCGTTTGAACAAACCTTTACAACATTTGAGCAAGTTAAATCAAATATTAAAAATCTTCTACTTACTAAAAGAGGGGAAAGGGTTATGCAACCAAATTTCGGAAGTGGACTTCAAGAATTGTTATTCGAACAAAATGTAGATGACTTAGAGGATAGATTGCAGACCACAATAGAGGATAGTATATCTCAATGGTTACCATTTGTTAATATAGATGAAATTGATATAGAACAAACTGATGAACTTAGGGATAGTAATAGAGTAAATGTTTCAATAAAGTTTACAGTTGGAAATTCAGTAGACTTAAATGAAGTTACATTTACTGCACAAGGATAATAAATTATGGCAATAACTAAATCAACAAAAAACTTTAAGAATAGGGGTAAAGATATAAAATACCTCAATAAAGATTTTGCTCAATTTAGAGGAAATCTAATTGAGTTTGCTAAAACTTATTTCCCAACAACTTATTCTGATTTTAACGAATCATCACCAGGTATGATGTTTATAGAAATGGCATCTTATATTGGTGATTCACTTTCATATTATATTGATGATACTTTGAAAGAATCATTAATGGTTCATGCAGAAGATATTGAAAATGTAATAGCATTATCACAATATTTAGGATATAAGCCAAAAGTAACATCACCTTCAGTAACAACTTTATCTGTATATCAATTGGTTCCATCAATTGGAACCGGTGTAAATAACACTTATGATGACACATATCTTTTAAGAATCAAAGAAGGTATGCAAGTTAGAGATGAAGATGAAAATAATTTTATTACACAAGATGTTGTAGATTTTTCAGACCCATCTGATAGAGAAATAACAATTTACTCAACTGATAGTACAACAGGTGAGGTAACTTTTTATTTAGTAAAAAAGTATGTTGATGCAATATCTGCAGAATTAAAAACGGCAGAGTTTACGTTTGGTTCATATGCACCATTTAGAACAATAGAAATTTCAGATACAAATGTAATTGACATTTATGATGTTAGAGATTCTAATGGCAATAAATGGTATGAAGTTCCTTACTTAGGACAAGAGATGGTATTTACTGATTATCCAAATACCGAAAACAACGACCCAGACCTTTATCAATTCAAGTCTACGGTTCCATATGTATTAACTACATTAAAGACCCCAAAGAGATTTGTAAAGAAAGTAAATGGAGACAGTACAACAACAATACAATTTGGTTCAGGTGACCCATCTGCAAGTGATGAGACACTAATACCGACTCTTAAAAATGTTGGATTGGGATTACCCAACTCTATTTCTAAATTAGAAGAATCATTTGATGCAACAAACTTCTTAAAAACAAAAACTTATGGAACATCTCCATCAAATACAACAATTACTGTAAAGTATTTAGTTGGTGGTGGTGTTGAGTCAAATGTAAAGAAGGGTGTATTAACTAATGTATCTGCAATAGAATATGAAGAAGATACTCAGTTGTTCACACCAACTCAGTTGGCAATTTATAATAGTGCAAAAACATCTTTAGCAGTTGATAACGAAATTCCTGCAAGTGGTGGTAGAGATGGTGAAACAATCGAAGAAATTAGACAAAATGCTCTTGCAAATTTTGGTTCACAAAACAGAGCAGTAACTGCAAAAGATTATCAAGTTAGGACACTATCTATGCCAGTTAAGTATGGTTCTATATCTAAGGCGTATGCAACATCTGATGGTTCTTTGGATAATAATTCACCATCATCAATTCTTGCTTCACCTAAAGCACTTAATGAGTTTACCGATTTGGTACAATCATTTGTAGACAAACCAGATAGTGAAGAACCAAATAGAGAAGCTATTCAAGAAGAGATAAGACAATTTTTAGTTGGAAAAACATCAAATGATAATGAAAAAAATAATCCATTTGCAGTAAACCTTTATTTACTTGGATATGATAATTCAAAAAGATTAACTACTCTAAATAGAGCAGTAAAAGAAAATCTTAAAACATATTTGAATGAGTATAAAGTATTAACTGATGGTATTAATATGTTAGATGGGTTTATTATTAATGTTGGTGTAGAGTTTGAAATCATTACATATAAAGACTATAACAAAAGTGAAGTAATATCAGATTGTATTTCTGAATTAAAAAGTTATTTCCAAATTGATGATTGGACTTTTAACAACACAATCAATATTTCAGAATTAGAATTGGTAGTTGCAAATGTTGAAGGAGTTAGTTCGGTTCCAAAATTAAAAATTGTAAATAAGTGTGGTGGACAATATTCACCAAACTCATATAATATAGAAGCGGCAACTAAAGATAAAATTGTATATCCATCTTTAGACCCATCGGTTTTCGAAGTTAAATTTCCAGATGTGGATATAAAAGGGAGGGCAAGATAATGGCATACTATTTCCTTACAGCATCAAAAGATGCATCGGTGTACTTACAACAACCCAATCAAAATTGTGGTTTAGATGAGGTATTAGAGGTTAGTAAAGTTTACTATGGTAATGTTAAAGATGTATCACGTGCACTTCTTAAATTCGATATACAACCATTATCAGAAAGTATTGCAGAAGGTTCTGTTAGTATGTCTGAGGCAACACTTATACTAAAAGAAACTGAATCAGAAGAATTACCATTAGAGTTTACTTTACAAGCATATCCTATATCACAAAGTTGGGAAATGGGTAATGGTACTCGATTTGATGACATTACTACATCTGGTGTAACTTGGAATAATAGAGAAGGTGATAGTTCACTTAGATGGTTACCAAACAATTCATTTGAATCCAATTCAACTGGTTCATATGAAGGTAAAGGTGGTACATTTTATTATAATGTTTATTCAACTCAACTATTTGAATATCAAACAACCGATGTTAGTTTAGATATCAAAGATATAATGGATGATTGGGTAACTGGTTCAATACCAAATGATGGTATAATTCTAAAATTACCATTCGATAAAGAATCTGATACAAATGATTATGGGATTCTTAGATTGTTTAGTAAAGAAACAAATACAATACATCAACCAAAAGTTAGAATAGGTTGGGATGATTCAGTATATTCAACGGGGTCTTTATCAGTACTTGATTCAGATTCATTGAAGGTTGGAATCAAAAACTTTAAGAAAGAATATAAAGTAAATACAACACCACGAATAAGAGTAGTTGGTAGAGAATTATATCCAATAAAAACATTTAGTTCAACTGCTCAATATGATTTAAGTAGCGTATTACCTGAAACAACATATTATCAAATTTCCGATTACCATAGTGAAGATGTGGTAGTTCCATTTAGTGATTATACAAAATTAAGTTGTGATTCTAATGGAAACTACTTTAATCTAAACCTTAGTAATTGGGAAGTAAATAGAGTATATAAAATTGAGTTCAAGGTAGTTATCAGCGGAGTGAGTCACTTCTTTGATGATGACTACACTTTTATGATTATAAGCTAAAATGAAAAACACCGGTCTAAAAAACGAAGTACAAGTTGGAGAAATCCTAAAAAGTGGTTCTTTGGTCTTAACGGAACAGAATTCTGCCGGTGTGCGCTTATTTAGGCAATCCGATAGAAGTGATGGTATAATTAGTGGAAAATTAACAAGACCCGAGTATGATGTTGCAGAACTAAAAAAATCAATAGATACAACAATATTCGAGTTAATACCAAACACACCCGCACCAGGTCCAGATACGGTATTACGTTCAGTTTATAATGTTGTAACTCAATCAGTTAATGATTTAACATTAGAAGTTCAACGATTAAACGGTGAGGTTAATGATTTAACTGCAAAGGTAAGTGAATTGGAGATTGTTAGTGAAAGTCTTAGAATTGATGCTGATAATGAAAGACTTAAGGCAAATATTGCTCAAGAACAATCAACCGTTGCAAATAAACAAATCTCTACAACTACAATCGATTTACAAAATGCTGTACAAAATTCTATTAACGAAGCAGTACAAAGAGTATCTCTAACTGCTAGAATTGAAGCATTACAAGAATCATTCAGAGTACAAAAAGAACTAACTGAAGAAAGAGAAAAACAAAATGCTGCACAAAATGCATTAGAAGGATTAAATGGATTCTTTCAACAAACCGAAAATAGTGGATGGAAGATATCAGCAAATGATGTTAAGGATGAGAGTAGACTTGGCTTCTATGTTAATGTTGAAAATAGAGGAGACTTTCAATGGAAAAATGGTGAAAATGGTATTGCATTCTTTAACTTCTCAACTGAAGAACAAACATTCACACTTACAAAATCATCAGCTGATTGGTTAGAAATACCATCATCATTCAAAGTTCCTGCTAGAAATGAACAAAGTGCTGGTGTAACAACTGCAACATTTGCAGTATCACCAATTGGAAGAACATCTAAGAGAAAACAAGTAAAAGAAGGTACTGTTGTAATTAATACATCTTCTGGTGATAAGTTAGAATTAAAAGTGTATTATAGAAAAGAAGTTAAGAGAAAAAATAAATTTGATAAGCAAGGTAAATCAGAAGTATTTGTGGGGCAAGATAAAACAGGTGGATAATGGCAATTAAATCATTTAAGGAAATAATAAAAAACAAAGGATACCGAATTAACTCAAAAGACAGAGAAATTTTTGAGAAGGGCACCCTGCAATCATTTTTTGGATTTTCCGATTCGGATATGATTGAATTTATTCTTTATGATGCAAATGATAATCAATTACCACAAGGTGATGATGGTAAACAAGTTAGATATATAAAACTTTCATCAGAAAACATCAACGACTATATTTTAATTCCAGAAGGAACACTTTTTCAAGCATTAGAATTCCCAAAAGAATATTTTATTGATATTGAAAGATTGATAAATGAGGCAGGATATAATAATGGTATTTTCAAAACTCAAATTACATTATTAAACAAAAGAATTGGAACCGATTCTCAAAATGAAAAACTTTGGATAAAAGAAATATCACCATCTCGACTTGAAGTTAAACTATTACCAATTCAAAACTCTGCATCAAAGAAAACCGATTTATTACAAAGGTTTAATATATTTGTAGAAGGAACTGGATTTAGAGATGATGTTTTACCTTATATTGGTAATTTTATAGAAACAATAAACCCATCTGAAATAGATTCATTTATAATAAATACATATGGGGAGAAGTGGTATAAAAAAATGGTATCGGAATTTGGTGTATCTGGATTTGATAGATTGATGGCTCAGATTTATAGTAAATTTTCAGAGGCAATGAAAAATGAATTTTCAAATAGAGTTTCATCAATCAATGATATTAATTTTGGTAAACCAAAAAAAGTTTCTGCATCAATCGGATATAATAAAAAAGATGTATTCAAGATTGCACAAAAAATATTAATAGAATGTATTGAAAGATATTTACCTAAACGAGCAATACAAACACAAACACAAGTTGATGAAGTGTTTGATGAAAGTTTCGATAAGGTGGGAACTGTTATACAAAGTAGAACATCTGATGTTACGATAAGTCCTAAAAAAATGGAAGTAAATGTAACTAAGAAAAAAACTGTATCTGAAGAAGAAACTTCGTTAGAAGCAGAAATTAAAAAAGAAGTTCCTAAAGAAATGCCAATACCTGACTTCAAAAAACCAAATCCAATAAAAAGAAAAAAGAGAGGTGGTTCGAGAGGTATATTTGGTAGATTCAAAAGTAAGTTTACACCAAGAGAAGATTTTTCAAATAGAAGTTTAAGAAATAGACAATTATAATGCCAGTAACAATAAAAGATTTTGATGAGATATACAATCCTGATGGTGGAGGGGAAGAAAGATTTCCAGGCCAAGGTGAGGATAATTTAGGAGGACCTCCTACTGGTGGTAATACTGGCGGTAGTGGCTCTGGTACATCAACTCGTTCTGATAGTTATTATTTTAGTATAAAGTCAAATCAAACGGATTGGACTCTTTATATAAATGATTCTGTAAGAAGTGGTCAAAAAACTGTTAGAGTTTTAAGAGAAAAATTGGCAGAAGAAAATACAAAAATACAAATCAAAAAACAAGGGTTTTCTTCTAATACTTATTATGTAGTTGAGATGGTTGATGATGGTGTTCCTATCATTAAAAATGAAAGAGCAGGAGATTCTCCATTAGGGATAAACACAAAAGATATTGTATTAACAAAATATGTAGATGGAGAACCATCAGGACTTCCAGAAATAATCACAGACACAACCTCAAATGAATTAAACTTTACTTTAAGAAAAAATAGTGGTGGTGGTGATGAGTATGAAGAACCTGGTTCTTATAGTATAAGAATTAATGTATCTGGTAAAGGTTCACCTGTTAGTGTTCTTAAAAATGGTAACAAGGCTGCAGAATTTTTTCCTGAGATAGGTAATAACACATACGAAGATACAGAAGGAACTTCTTATAAGATAAGGTCATCTGATTTATCATTGTACAAAATTGTTAATATTACAATAACAACACCAGATAATTCTGCAAAAGAATTAAAGGCAAACGAGGGCGAAAGTTTAGATATTGATTTAACCTTAAATAAAAACTATACAATTGATATAGTAACTGAAGAAATATTTCAAGGTGGTGGAGGTTTAGACCCTCAAATATCTTTAGTTAAAACAGACCCACGAAAATATAATATAAATAAAAAAACCGGTGTTCCTATAATGATTAGGAAAAACGAAGATGTTCAGGCTATAACAATTATCGTTGGTGATGATGTTTTAGAATTTGATAATTTAGATGATGGGGATATTATTGGTTTAACAATACCACATGATGTGTTCAAACAAATCGGTAAGTACAATATAAAATTATATCCATTTTCATTTGATGATTATGAAAATCAAATAAGACCAGATGATGCACCAGAAGTTGTTAAACCAAAAGAAGTAAAACCAAAGTTTGAGGTTAAGGAAGAACCATTGCCAGAACTTCCAAAACCAAAAGATATTTTTAATTTATATAAACCAAATCCAAAAACATTTAGGGGTGGTGGTGCATTCTTATTTGGGGATAATTTTGGAATACCAAACCCGTTTGAACCAAGTGAAGTTGTTTCAAACAGAAATTATATGGAACGATTTAGATAATGGCACAGATATATAACATAGGAGGATTATTACCATTTGATAGTACATATCAAACAAATGCTATTAGTGGGCCTGAGCTTACTCTAAACGAGTTTGGTGGGGGTGGTTCATCTATGGGTGTTACAATAAAGCAACCAATAAATTCTTTTAATTATCCAAGAACACCAAAGAATGATTTAGGATTAAGGAAAACCAAAAGTTTACCAATAATATCTTTATCTGATTTACCAAAACCAAAGACATTAATTGAAAAATTAGATGAGGGTGTTAGTGAT